TCGATGCCACAGCCTGCCTCGATGCCACAGCCTGCCTCGATGCCTTCGCCTGCCTTGATGCCCCAGCCTGCCTCGATGCCCCAGCCTGCCTCGATGCCACAGCCTGCCTCGATGCCACAGCCTGCCTCGATGCCACAGCCTGCCTCGATGCCTTCGCCTGCCTTGATGCCCCAGCCTGCCTCGATGCCCCAGCCTGCCTCGATGCCACAGCCTGCCTCGATGCCACAGCCTGCCTCGATGCCACAGCCTGCCTCGATGCCTTCGCCTGCCTCGATGCCACAGCCTGCTTTGACGCCCCGGCCTGCTTTGATGCCACAGCCTGCTTTGACGCCCCGGCCTGCTTTGATGCCACAGCCTGCCTCGATGCCTTCGCCTGCCTCGATGCTTCCGGAAACTTCTAGCCGTCCAGCAAAAATGATTGATTTTTCAGTGATCAGATCGCCGTCGACCTTCCGGACATCATCCGTCCTGCCGAATACGGAAAGTAGCCATGACCCGTAGCTGAAACCCTTCTCCGCGCAGCAGTCCAGCAAATCCTGATACTCTACGCCATCCGGATACTTTTCTTTCGGGAATTCTTTCAGAAAATCCCTGTATCCGGCTGCACATGCGCCTTTCTCCCGCAGGAGCTCCTTTGTAATTTTCATTTCATCCTCCTTAAATAATCTTCCTTGCCGAGTGGGGCTTTTCTGTTTGCTGCATAGCCTTTGCGTCTCTGAGCCCTTCGCAGCCCTTCCGCCGCTACGCATTGCTGAGCTTTACATTGCCTTTGCCATGCCGATCAATGCCCATCTCAGCCCTCGCCTGTCGAAGCAAAGCGCGCGTTACTACGCCGTTGCCAATCCTTGCTTTACTTCGCCTTTGCCTCGCCAGTCCTGGCCGAGCCGTCCATCGCCCTCGCGTCGCTTAGCCTAGCCTTTCCGTTGCAAACATAGCATCCCATGCCGCCGCGAAACCAGACTGTGCTTTGCCTTTGCGAGGCACATCAAATCTCTACAGTGCCGTTGCCACACATTGCATTCAAAGCCGTTGCTCACCTTGCGTTGCACCACCAAGCCTTTGCTTCGCTACGCAGCTCCAAGTCATGCCCTCGCTACACACAGCAGTCGAAGCCTTTGCCGAACTTTACGCTGCAACACAACGCCATTGCTACGCTTTGCAACACCACGCCGTTGCCGTTCAATGCCTGTCTTCGCCGTTCGGAGCCATGCCTCTCCCTCGCGATACTATGCGTTTCATCGCTTATCCGTTGCTCCTCTGCGCCTTTCGCGGCTTCTCCTCTGCGCTCGTAGCTTATCGATGCCTTCGCTGTGAATCGTGTTGCCCCCGTTGCGGCTCATTGCACTGCTTTGCTTTTCCGTTGCTGTGCCGCTCAGAGCCCCGCGCGGCTACGCCTTTGCCTGTCGTTGCCAGACCCAGCCGTGCCCTCGCACTTAATCGAGCACTTCGTAGGTGAACCGTCCCTTCCCGGAGTTCCGCCACTGGCCAATGCCTCTGAGCCGTCCGTAATCCAGCCATTCCAGGACGATATCCTTGTGCGCCTTTTCGTCCAGCATCGTAATTTCAAACTCAATCGTGCTTCCCGCCGGAATCTCCTCCGAGTTCGCAAGCGCCACACGCTCGCCCTGCGGGGTCGGTGCTCTCAAAGGCCGCTGGCATTCACCGATCTCACCGTTCGTCTGAATCGGGATGTGCCGCGGCTCGACGAAAATCAAACCGTCGATGATCTTCTTGTAAGCTTTCAGTCCGCTGCTCTTTGTCGTCTTGACTCTTGTCAGCATACCGCATGCGTCCTTGAAAAAGCCCTTGATCTGGTAGTCATACAGAACCGGGCAGCCGTTCGCGCGGGGAAATACCGTCATGCCCTTGTCTGCCACAACGTCCGCGCCCAAAGCCGCGATCTCGTCTTCGATGGTAGAAGCGTCCGGCGCTTTCGATGCGATGAAATCCCGCGCCACGTTCTCATTGCTCGGCCACGTGCCAAGCACAGGCTCTAAAAATGTTAATCTGACTTTCATTTGCGTTTCCTTCCTTTTCATTTGTTAAATATTTTTGCAAGCACCCAAATCGGATACTTAGTAATCAAAGGAGTCCAAAAACTCCTCCCGCGTGATTCCAAGCCGCTTGCAAATTGCGATTGTCCCTTTCATCTGCTCCCCAAGTGGCTCACGCATTCGCTTTGTCAGCGTCGTTTTGCTTGATACCCCGGCGAGTTTAAGCAGGTCGTCCAGTTTTACGTTTCTCTCCTTTACCCTCCCGTAAATCAGGCGGGACAGGTTCTTCGACGTATTGTCCCGGCCGAGCTTTACCGCTGGCATGTTATTCCTCCTTTTCTCTGCTGCGCCGCTCTACGACGGCATCAAATGCGGCATTCAGTCGCGCCTTTGCGTTCGGCGGCTTCCTTGCCCCGTTCAAGATCATGGACAAATAGCCTTTTGTCAGTCCAAGCTCTGCGGCAAGATCGTCGTATGAAACACGCGCATTGTGCATTTTCCCAATCAGTACGCCTGTCCATTTTTCTGGCATCCTTTATCCCCCTAACTGTTAAATTTGTTGACTGCGGCGAAATGAGATGGTATACTTTTTTCGGAGGTTCGAAGGATGGAAAGCACCCTTTTACGAAAGGAGGTTTTCTTTTGCCCAAGAACTCTGTTCGGACGTCTGCGAAAGTAGCGTCCAAAGCGTCGAAGACGTTGAGCAGCAAAAAGTCGTCCAAGACAAGTAAGCAGCTCGCCGCTTCTGCGCTTTCCAACCGTCGGTCGAAGTAACCGGCAGGCCGTCCCGGTGTTACCGCGCCGGGGCGGCTTTTCTTTACGCCGCAGTCAACTTTTGAAATTCGAGGTTGCAAAAGTTAACGCATTGTGCTATCATGGATTTGCGAGATACATAAAGGCACTTTTGACACGGGCGATTCTGCCGGGGTCTGGGTTTTGTTAACTCTGCTAACCTATGCGCCCATTATAAAGTTAATTTTAGTAACTGTCAAGATGCATTTGGTAACTTTTTTAACTTTGTTGTGTTGCACAATTTCGGAGGGGAAATTTGTGAGGTTTTACGAAAACTACTTGGCGCTTTGCGAAAAAGTCGGGAAATCGCCATCGCGTGTGGCATTGGAAATACCGCTCTCGAAGCCAACCGTCACTAGATGGAGTAACGGCGGCGGAATTACAGACGCGACTGCGCGGAAGGTCGCAAATTACTTCGGCGTAACAGTCGAAGAACTGATGGGAGAGAGTAAGGGAGAGGGCATAAAAAAAGACCCCATCCCGAAGGATGAGGCCGAAGATAGCGAAACCGCAGAACTCCATGAAATTTGGAGTTCTGCGGATAAGAGTGAGCGCCGTGATTTGCTCGAAATGGCACGTATGCTAAAGAACCGGAGAAAGCAGAATGGATGATGCAAGCAACCTTCCGTTTTCGGAAATCGAGTTGAGCAAAGACGAAAGAAAAATGCTTAAAGCGTTGGCAGATAGCAGAATATTTGCGACGGATGATATTTTCCAGACCGCAAATAGGCTGAAACATTTTGGACTTGCAAATCTGCACCCAATCCCCAGCAAAGATGGTGTCCCTGTGTTATCGTTTGGCACATCCTGCGCAATCGGAATAGAAGAACGTGGGAAGGACTACTTGGCGTATATTGATCAGCGTAAGAGGTTCACAAAGGCTAATCGAATCCACGACCTAGTGATTGCAATAATCTCATTCCTGCTCGGGCTGCTTACGTCTGAACATTTCTGGAATTTCCTGAGCAAATGTCTGTCAGGATTCGAGGGCTAAAGTCGCTGCAAACTGCTTTAAGCTTTTTTTCGCAGACAAGCACGATGTCGCCGCCGGGGCTGGCTGCGCCGATCGCGTGTTCGCACATTCGGCAAGCTTCTCCGCACTCGTCTTTCGTAGCAATTTCGGTTCTGATCCTGCACAACTGTAACATAATATCATCATACTTTTCCCTGCTTAGAAACATTGTTTCGCTCCTTCCACATTCTAATTAGTTCTCGTTTTTCCTCTGTCGTAAGTTCCATTAAATACTGAAAGCCACTATCGGCGAGCGCAATTTCTTCACCCTTATTATAGCACATATTATCCTGAATACAAATCATTTTGCGCCCTCCTTCTTCAATCTTCCAAATTTTATCGTTTCTTTTTGTATAATTTTGACCTTGAGGCTGTAAAACTCTGGTGGTAAAATTGTTGTATCTTACAAAAAGAGAGGATTATATTCATGACATGCCCTAACTGTGGAAGCGAAAATGTAACAATTGCCATGCAACAGGTATCCAGCAAAACCAAAAAATCCGGTGTCGGCTTTGGCGGTCACATGAACAACGCTGCTCGTGGCATAACCGCTATGTGTACGCTTGGCCTTTCAAACCTTGTCTGGAAGAAAAGCACAGGCACCGCAAAAGAGATCGTGAAGAACCAGAAGATCTGCCTTTGCCAGAACTGCGGTAACTCGTGGCCAATCAAGTGACTCAGTTCGGCAGCGGGCATTGGTTCCACTGCTCCCGTGTCTCGCCTACATCTGAGACACAGGCAAAGAGCATAGGTGCGCCCTTGATGTAGTCCAGGCTCAGACTGTGGACGTCCTTGAAAAGTGCCCCGTCTACGATGATGTTTACTTTCCCGTTTTCAAAGCGAATATTGATGCTCTGCATTTTGTGTACCTCCATATTTTAGAACGTATGTTCAAGAATTTCAATTTGGAATCTTCCACAAAGAACACCTTGTATTTTCTTCGTCCGGTAACCCTCGTAAGCGGCAATTATGGGACAGACTATTTTGTATAATGGAATGTTTAAGATCGCCCCACCGTCGCTCCACCGGCGGTGGGGCTTTCTCACGCGCCTGTAACCAGTATAGCAAAACGGGTGGAAATGTCTACCATCAAATTGGTAAAACCATACCCGTGGCGGAAAAATCAGCGAAATATATGTGAAAATGGAGGTATATCATGTCGGCAATTCAGGAGCTCGCCCCATATATTTCTGCATATCAGGGGAACATCAAGCGGGCGAAAGAAGATCAGCATTACACCATCGACAGACTTGTTGATGAATCCGGCGTTTCCAGATCGGCTGTTGCGAAGCTCTGTGCAGGTACGCAGCAAGACCCGAAACTATATAATTCTGCCGCGCTGTGCCGCGTTCTCGGGCTGTCGCTGGATGAGCTGTTCGGGCTAAAACCGCCTACTGACAGCCCAAGCGAACTCCAGGAGCGGAACCACAGGCTCGAACTCGAGAATGTCAGAGCGACCGCCGCAAACGAAATGCAGCGGGCGCAGATCAAAGCCACACACGCTATCTGCTACCTGTTGGTCTTTTTCTGTGCCATGCTTGCGTTTTCGCTGATCGTGTACCTTGTTATCGACTCGCAGATTACAGACGCTGGCATCATCCGGGACGGGAGGCTATCTGTAATGGCGTGGATATTTATCGCCCTGATTGTCGCGTCCATACTGGCCGTAGGCTTCACCATTCTTCGTATCGTCAAAAAGGAGACCCGCAATGAAAAAACTGAAAGTCCCAGAGGCTGAAAAACTGCCGTCTGGCTCTTACCGCTGCCGAGTGATGGTAAACGGGAAAGCGAAGTCGTTCACAGCAAGCACGAAGCGAGAAGCAGAGCAGGCGGCTTTAGAATACAAAATCGGTGTTCTTTCTTCCGAGGAGGCCAAGCCGGAAATAACAATCCGCAAAGCAATTGACGAATACCTGGAATTCAAGAGCGGCACTCTTTCCCCAGCGTCTATTCGCGGACACAGAATCAAGCAGCGGTGTTATCTTCAACCCATCATGGACGTTCCTTTGTCTAAGCTCTCTGTGAATGCTATACAGCAGGCGATCAACGCCGAAAAATGCAGCCCGAAGACCATCCGCGAAACATGGGCGCTGATACGTCCGGCGCTTAAGCGATATGGTGTATCATACGAAGTGGCGCTTCCCGCCATCCAATCGGACGAGCACGCTTTTTTGTCTGCGGAAGAAATTCCTGTGTTTTTGAAAGCGGCGGAAGGGAGCAAGTATGAAATCGCGTTTCTTCTTGCGCTGCACTCTCTGCGTGTGTCAGAAATCCTCGGTTTGCGTTGGGAGAACGTTGATCTGAAAAAGCAGTCTATCACGGTTCGAGGAGCTACATTGTTCGACGAAAACAACAAACTGGTGAACAAGGTGTCTAACAAAAACCGTTCTTCGCGGCGGACTATTCCGATCATGATACCGAGGCTGTCGCAGCTCCTTTCAGAAGCAGAAAAATCGAGTGATTTTGTCGTCGTTGCAAATCCGAACAGCATTCGCGCCGCGTCAAATAAAATATGCAAGGGCGCAAACCTGCCAGAAGTCGGGACACACGGTCTGCGGCATTCCTTCTGCTCCCTTGCGTATAAGCTAGGTATATCGGAAAAAGTCACGATGCAGCTAGGCGGATGGTCGGATTACGGAACTATGCGGAAGATATACACGCACGTTGCGCAGGCAGACATATCCGAGTCTGTGCAGCAGATGAAAACGTTCTTTTCTTGATTTTGCCACAACATTTGCCACGAAAATAAAAAATCTAGTGTTTTCAATTGGTTTGAGGCTCAATTCGAGAGTTCGAATCTCTCCTTCCGCGCCAAAGAAGAAACCCTGTAATCTCAAGTGATTACAGGGTTTTCCTTTGTATATCAAGGTTTTCAGGCATTTCGAGCGTATCATTTATTTGCGATGCGTATCAATTATTTGACACGCAAAACACAATTTTGACACGCATTTTTGCCACGGAATTTGCCACGCTTTTTGCCTCGTCATAGGGACTTTATTTTTCTTAAAACAGAATCATATACCCTCCGGTTTACAAGTGAAAGCGTGTCCATGAGTTCATCAACGACCGTCCAAGCCTTTGCCGGGTCTTTCTCGGCTACCGCAAGCAAAAACTCGCTGTCCCCATACTCGCCCACGGTAGCCGGTTCTGCGGTCACAGGGGCAGGAGCGCCGGAGTAGTAACCCACAAACTTATCTCTGGCATTCTCCGTTCCCTGCATCTTGTCGCGTATCACATATAGGTTCGCCAGTTTGGCATAATTGGGATAGCTGGATTCTTCGTATTCCAGCCGTGCTATTTCCTTTCGGATTTCGGCCTCATCCAGCATGTCTGTCCCCCCTTATGCCCGGTCGATCTGCTCCATGCAGCGGCGGATAGCCTCGCGCGTCTTATCATCGTCTGCATCGCGCATCATATCTTCCAGCGTTGCGTGCATATGCTCCCTCGCATCTGCGCGACTGTACCTGCCCATAGAATCCCGGCGGCGGCCACGGTACGAACTGCCGCGCCCATACGTGCCGCGCATATCCGCTTCCCACTCACCATCGCGGGAATAGCCGCCGTCCTCAAGCATTTCGATTTTGTAGGTGTTCTTGATGGAACTCGTCAGCTTCTGGATAGCGTCCAAGTCACCGGCGGACATTTCTCGCTTGTCGGCGATCTCGTCCAGCTCTTTGCAGAGCATTTCCCGAAGGTTTCTCAAATCATACATATTGCATCCTCCTTTCACGATACGCGCTCTACGATCATATTGCTATTCGCGAAGTTGATCGCCTGGGCGCTGGTGTTCTTCGCCGCTACAGTCAGGCAGCATCCTCGTGGAACTTCCACGAATGCGGAAACGTAGATGTTGAAATAGTTCTCAACGGCAGCCGGTGTCACGGTCGCTGTGGCACTGTTCAAAGCCTCTCCGTTGATGGCGAGCGCGGCGGTGATAGCTTCGACTGTCCCGCCTGTAGGAACGGCGATATTCGCGCCAAAGGATACGCGGAACTTCGCCTTACACTGCTGCGTAAGCCCACGAAGTGTAACAAGTCCGCTTCCGTCACGGTGTACGATACACGGTTTGCCACAAGCCGACGTGGAAATTAGAGGGACGTTCTGCCCAGCGGCAACAGTTTGAATCCCGGATGATGTAAATTCAGCCATAAAATCATTCCTTTCTGCCTCGAATTCGAGGCAATTAAAATAGCGGCGGGAAGATTGCCCCGCCGCGTTGATCGAGTATCGGCAAGGAACCGATCATTTCCGTGAGTCCACGAAAAAGCTCTACGTTATGGAGTTAAGCGCAGTTGCCGCAGCCGTAGTTATAGCCGCTGTTGCAGCAGTACGGATTTGCGACCACATAGGCCGGGCTCGGGCTCGGGCGGAGCGTGGACACAAGGTAGTTGTTCTGCGCCGCCTGAGAAGCCGCCAGCTGCGCCGCAAAGAGCTGCTGATTCTGCTCGGCAATCTTGCTGTCCTTCGCTGCAAGCTCCTGCGCGGTCAGACGCTGGTCGATGCTACGGAAGCCGCAGTTCATTGCATCAATGATGTCCCGCGTCGTGTTCTGCACGGTGTTGCGAGTGTCGCAAGCCTGCGATGCCATATCATAGCGCACCTGCGCGATCGCCGCGCGGTTCTCGCAGCAGCAGTTCGCCGCCTGCATCTGCATCGCGTTAAGCTGCTGCATGAGCGCCGCCTGCTGATTGCAACGGGAAAGCTCCGCCTGAGAGAAGCCGGAAGTCACAGCCTGCGTTACACCGGCAAAGCCGTTAAGCATCCCCGTGTTCATCGCATAGAAGCCGTCGCAGACACCATTGTTCACGCTGTCAATCTTTCTTTCGATGTTCGAGAAGTCAGAGGCCAGAACATAGCCGTCAACAACGCCGCCGTTCCCTCCACGATTGCCAAAGCCGTTTCCGTTACCCCAGCCGCAGAAAATCGCGAGGAACAGGATAATGATCCACCAGCCATTACCGCCGCCCCATCCGTTGCCGCTGTCCGAGTTTGCCGGAACTACAGGCATGTTCATAGGAATACCATCGCCATTCAAACTCATAGTTTTCTCCTTTCGTAGATTTTGAAATTTATCTCAATCGTGGCCACGATTTTGACCGTTCACCTGTTCGGAATTTCCGAACTACTGCATCAACTGCTGAAACTGTCCAGCCATCTGCTGTAGCTGGTTCAACTGCTGCTGCGAGATTTTCCCAGACTGCACCAGCTTTTCAACTTCCGCCCTCGGGTCTCCCTGGAAACTCTGCTTGAACTGCTGAAACTGCCGCATCATATTTTGAAACTGCCCCATCATTCCGGGCATTTGCCCACCGCCGAGCGCGTTAAACAGAGGATTCATTGTCTGCCTCCTTCACCTTCCTAATGGGCTTAACGCTCAGAGCCGCCACCTTTGCCGCCAGTTCGTCAAAGTCCTTGCGGGTCACGTATTCTACCGTAGGAACTGTTTGCGGCACTGTGGGGCTCACGGGGGCTGTGGAGCGTTCTACGAGGTCATACGTTGTCATTGCTGGTTTACCGCTTGCATCGGCTTTCTTCACATACACAACCGGCGCATTCATGTCCCAGAGCGTGACGGCGTTATTCGGCGCGACGATAAATTCGTTTGCCGCCTTTTCATTTGGCACCCAGATAATAGCCTGTCCCCCGCTCTGCTGCGGTTGCGGCTGTGGAGCCGGATACTGCGGTGTAAGCTGATACTGTGACCGCATCATGGGTTCTTGCATCATGGGCGGCTGATTGTAAATCGGCTGCTGATACACATAGGGCTGTTGTCCGAACATCATTTATCCTCCTTCTCCCAGTAGAACAGCGGGATTTCTTTCCCGGAGTCCCAGCTATCGAAATACTTTCCGTCCTTTACGCACACGACGTGGCTTGATAGAGCGAGTACATACACGCCGCGCGGATGGTCTCTTGCGAATTCCTCGACCGTATAGCAGTCCGGGCATGTGTTCGGCACAACGTTCCTGGTAAATCCCTGCTGCCGGAGGTACGCGCCCCAGACACTGTTTGCCGACGGCATGTCCCCCATCTTCAACCCTTGTAGGCAAAGCCCAACGTATGTTTCATCCCAGCTCTTTCCCGCCGCCTTTGAGATCGCCCGGACGGTACAGTCTCCGACTTGTTTTCCTTCCGGGTTCGGATTGAAATAAGAAAAGCCCATACCGAACACTCCTTTGATGTGTCCAGTATGGGCTTTTTCGTATTTTCGTGTGCCTCAGTTGTGCCTCAATTTTGCTTATCTCATCATCTCTTTAAAATATGCTATGCTCCAAACGCCTTGCTGCTCGAGTGTAAGACATTTGTCAAAGTTGGCCGTAAACGTTTCGATGTCGATTTTGCCGTACTGTTCGGCGATTTCGCGGTCGATATCTTCCGTTGCCTTGCCCATCGCGTGGAGCTTGCGGACCATAATGGTCGCCCACTTGATGGGGAAACGCTGCGCATTGTCAATGTCGCTCTGGCTCCGTGTATTTGTGGCCTTGCGGCAAATCGCAAAGATCGTCGCCAGCGCCTGAATCTGCTCGGTTGTCATATCAGATACCTCCCTGTTTATATACTCACCAATCCAGCCCCGCAGGAGCTCATTTGGTGTTGTCCCGTCCTCTTTCGCTGCTGCCTTAAATCCTTCAGCAACCTCACGCCGCACTCTGGCGGCGACGTTTGTCATGTTTTCGGCCTGCCACTTTGCCGTGGCGCGTTTTTGTGCCTCAGTCGGCATTGTTTTTCTCCTCCTTTTTCCGCTGCCGGTAGGCAGCTTGATTTTTTGCAAGCCGCTCGCGCTTGCGGATTGCCCGGCACGCATCCGAGCATGTGTTCGATGGCGTGCTCCCCATGATGGGAGCACCGCAAACGGCGCATAGCCTGATGCCCGTTTTGCGTTCGCGGGCAATCCCGTCGAGCCGCTCGGCGTTTTGCCGATTGTATGCCCGCTTCATGGGGGCAATCTTTTCGGCGACAGCGGTCGCGGAGCACGCCTTACAATACCGTTGCCGGCTGCTTTTTACGACATACGGCGCGCCGCAGCGCTCGCACAGGTCGCCGCTCCCGAGTGGTCGAGATGCGCCGCCGCTTGCCCTATATTTGCGCGTGGCCTCGCGGCTTGCCGTCTTTCGGCAATCCGGGCACCGGCGCGCGCGGGGTCCGCCGGGAAAGACAGCGCCGCAATCCATGCAGGTGCGCTCCCGGATCACGGTCGCCGCCCTCGCTTTTGGCGAGCAGTCCGGGCAATAGACTGCCTCGGTCTTTTCGGCGGCAAATGGTTTGCCGCACATCCGGCAGACGCGGGTGTGCATCAGCCCACCTCCTGCCGGGCGCAGAGGTCAGCCGCTTCGCGCGCCTCGCAGACGAGCGCGAAAGCGTCCACGCCGAGGACGCCGGACGCGGAGTCGAGGATATCCGCGACCTCCTCGGGTGCGTCGATGGACGCGTCGCCCATCGTGCCATCAGCATAACGCCAATGGTAGCCGTCGGCAATGATGTCGACGTAGACGCAGCTGCCGAAGTCGCCGCACGATGCATCGTCGACCTCGACGGCGACGAGCTGGCCGTTGATCTCGGCCACGAGGCCACCGGCAAACTGCCAGTATCCGCCGCCATTGTTAGCGGTGTCGGGGTTGTATGCGGGGTTGGTTGCCCAACCCCAAGCAGAAACAATGCTGATGCTCATGTGTGTCCCTCCTCTCAGCAAGGCATGGGGTCGTCGAGGTCCTCCGCGCGGCGCAAGGCTGCTTTTACAGCCTCAAGGTCGAAACTCTCAACGGGCTCCGAATTCGCAACCATCATCTCTGCCATGATATCGCCGGTTTCGTCCATGTAAACCTGCGCGTTCACGGCATTCGCGAAGCGGGTCAGCAGATCGGCTCCGTCTTTATACGGTGCCATTTTCTTTTCGCGGTCTGCTCTGATCGCCGCGAATTCAGTTTCCGTGATAAACCCTTCGCACATAAACTTGTGCGCCGTTTCCACCTCTGCATAAATTCTACTTTCGATGGTGCTGAGTTTATTTGACGCGTAGTAAAGTTTCTTTGTATTGATGCTCTTGATTTCCATTGTTTGTTCCCTCCCGGCTTTCGCCTTGCTTTATCTTATGGCCTTATTATATAGTATTAAACACTATATGTCAAGTACTTTTTTGCAAAAATACAAAAAATAAGCGCCGATTTCCCGGCGCTTATCTCAGTTATACAGTTTGTTGGATGTCCGCTGCATCTCCCGCACGATACCAGGCAGGCGGCGCTGCACCGTGGCACGGCCAAGATACAGCTCTGTGGCAACGTCAACCTGTGGAAGCTTATCCACAAAGTAGAGCTGCGCGATCTTTGCGTCTTCGCGGCCGAGATTCGATTGGTAAATAACCGTCTCCATATCCCGGCGCATCAGTCCGCCAAGCTCCGGCGGTAATTTGCATCTGGCTTGTGGAGCCATAGCCCCGCCCCCTTACTTCATCGCCTTTGCGAGCTTTTTGAGAAGATCGTCACCGTACTTGTATCCGGCGAGATAATCAATCGTGCCGTCGGTCAATCCGGCTTTCTGCCGGATGGTCTTCTTTGCTTCTTCAACCTCGGCGTCAACCTTCACGGTGTCGTACTCGACCCACGGGAGCTTTCCGTGTTTCTGCCACCTGCGGGCGTGGTATCCGGCTTTCGTGCCGATGTTCTGGACGGCGGTGATCTGTGCGCCGTTGTCCCAGATCGGGGTGCATTCGACCGCCAGACCGTCACCGATGTACATGCCCCAGTGACCGGGCATCCAAAGGCCTTCGCCGGGAATCAGCTTGTCCCAGCCGGTGGCGGATACGTCCTTGCACTTTGCGATCATGCCGTCGGCGGAGACATCCGGCACGCTGTTTGAGGCGTATCTTGCGCCGCCGTAGTAGGCGTTTTTGTTGCCGTTCCAGCCCCAGAGAATGCCCTTTGTCAGGTTCACGCAGTCAAAGCCATAGACAACTTTTCCGATGAGGCTGCGCAGATACGTGACTCTACCGCCGGTGTACCAGTCCGGGTACTGGGCGGATTTTTCGTCAATGATCGTCTCGCCTACGGGAGCGCCGAAGCAGCCCCACATGTAGACGGTCTTGTAGTTCTTCGCAACGTCAATGTGCCTGCGCACAAGCTCGGATGCTTTCATCATTTCTTTTCGCCCTCCTGCGGCGTACCCGCACTGTCAAGCACATCCTGCGTCTTCTGGCTCTGCGTGCCGAAATAAAACGCGATAATGACAGCGTAGATCGTCATAAAGTCCTGCGAGATTTTGCCCGCGACGGACATGTAAGCGAACACGCCCGTCAGCGTGAGCGTGACCAGGCTCTTGACACTGAGCAAATTGCCCAGCCGCTTTTTGATGTTTTCCATATGTACCCCTTTCATTCTATCGGTTCATTCTTTTTTGCGAATACTCTTTTGAAAGCCAGCAAGCCCAGCTCTGAGACTGCCGCGCCCCCGGCGTAGCCGAGCACGTCAGACAGGTCGACCGACGTACCCAGCTCCGGGTTACTTCCGACTGCGATAAGGACAGCGATGGTTTTCAGCGTGCACGCCCAGATCAGCACCATCGTCAGGAGTCTGAGCAGATAGATGACGATGGTGCGCGCCATCTCGCCTTTGCTCCACTTGCCCTTTACTCGCATATCAGCCACCCAGCCCCGCCAGAGCCAGCGCGTAGCCTACCAGCCCCGCGACGATCGCTGTCACGGCTGCCTTGATAAGCCCCTCCCAGCGGCTGCCGGGGAGCGCCTTGAGGGCTTTCACGTCGGTCTTGATCTCGTTCACGTTCGACTCGATCGTCTCCTGCTTCGTCGCCAGCACCTCCACAGAGGTAGCCAGCTGGTGAAGCGCCTTGTTATCCGCCTCGAGCTCGTCGATGCGGTGCTGGTTGGATTTGCAGCGCGCGTCGATCGCCGCGACCTGCGCCTGAATTCCGTCGTCCATATCTGTCTCCTTTCTCGCCCGGAGGCGGCGCTATACTTTCTTCCAGGCCGTCGGGGCGACCGTCGGGGTAAACACATTCCCGTCCATGAGCGACTCATAGAGGTTGCCGCCCCACCATCCCTTCTCGCCCTTTGCGAAGGCCAGTGTGGAGGTAATTACTTCGGGGATGATTCTGTATCCGCCCCGGTACTGCACGTCCTCCCAGAGTGTTGGTGCGCTGTCCGGGGTGTTCTGTGCGGTGTCCCAGAGGTCGACGGCGGCTTTTTTGATCTTGCCGTGCCAGTTGATGCGCGTGCCCGCTTTGATGAGGCTGTTGCCGCCGGTCAACGTCCCCAGAAGCTCCGGCGCGAGGCTGACAGTCTTGTCGTCCAAAGCGCTTGCCGCCTGTTCGATGTACGGGCGCATTTTTCGTGCCCTATCCGTGTACGTCATGGTGCTGCCTCCCCCAGTAAGATCTTCGCCGCCGTCTCGGTGTCGATCAGCCGCTCACGCAGCTGCTCCGGGTTTGCCGTCTCGATGTCAAAATTGTCTGTGACAAGCTTGCCAGTTTCCGTGTAGGTGTGCGGCGCGCCATCAATGTCAATTGCCTCATCGTACTCTGCGCCCGTCTCAACCTGCCGGATGAGATAGCCCGCGTCTGAATACGTCCGGTACAGCTCCACGCCGTCCGTGCGCGTTTTGTAGTGCTCTCTTACGATCATGCTCACACCCCCACAATATGGTCTGCCAACGAGCTCCAGTTTGTTGCCGCTTTCCACGCATCCGCAAGAGATGCGGGCACCCGGATCTCCAGCTGCGCGTGCGTCTGATCGAACGCGTTGACGTTGGCCAGCGTGGGAACAGCCGTACAGCGCGTGAAGTCCACAAACCGTAGCGGATAGCATCGCTGGAACACCTGCGCCGGGATGCTTGCGATGTCCCCGAGGCATGTCACCCTGCGCAGCGCGTTGTCGCCCGAAAATGCGGCAGCGACGAAGGTTGTAGCGTCCGCCGGGATGGTGACTTCCAACAGAGCGCGGCAGGAATTGAAAGCCCTAACTTGACCGTTGACAGCCTTGATGTGGACGCGCTCGAGGCCTTCGACCGTGGTGGCAGCAGTCATATCAAAATTTACCTGCCGGACTGCTGTACTTGTGATGGCATACTCATCATTACTTTGCGTCGTCCCTTTCGGTGTTGCGATTGCGCGGAGATTGCAGCACTTATAAAACGTCCGCTGAATCTCATCCATATCCGCCGCAACAAACACACGCAGTTGTGGACATTGTACAAATGCATGATAGGCATTTACTTTCGAGGTTTGCGGGAGTGAGACGCTCTCAAGCCTACAACAATTTCCAAAGCAATCCGGATCTGTTGCCGTTACCCTTGCACCGACCTCGACTTTCCGCAGCATCGCGCAGCGGCCACTATCAGTCCCACCGTTTGCAATCAGCATTCGACCGTCTCTTCCAAGCCACATCTTCGCACCCTCTTTGACGCTCATAGTGATCACGTATGAGCCGCTGGATGCGTACACATGCCGATGCTCTATATAAGACCAGTCGTTTATTGCTTCCGGGGTCGTTCCGTCGCCCCAGTCTACCGTTGTGCCGCTTTTTGTGCCCTGCCAATAGTTTAAAACAAAGTCGTCCCACGTCTCGGTGTCCACATCGACGTAGAGCCTTGTCTTCCCGTCATCGGTAATATACAGCGCGCCGATATCGAGCTCACGGCCTGCGTCCTTGATGTCTTGGAGCGTCCAGTTCCAGCCCTGGCAGACCAGTCCATCGTGCGAGGGAAGGGGCGGCAGCTCGGTCTTTGTGGCCAGCTCCGCAAACGTCCACGCATACAGAAGCGTCCCCTCGTAGTCCCAGAAGTTGATGTCCGACTCCTTGGGCGGTGTGGTGTCTAACGTGCCGGTGATCTTCGCGCCCGAAGCGTCGTGCGCTGTCACGCCGGATTTGAGCGTCGCGGGTGTGATGGTGTCCTCGGTCAGGTCGATGAGCGTTTCCCCGGCGTAGACCACCTTGTTTCTCGGGGTTTCACCCCCAGATACTTCCGGTGCCGCCATACGCTCACGCTCCTGCCTTCTTGCCGATGGTGACAGTCACGCCGCCGGCGGCATTGGGCGTTTCGTTGTAGTAGATCGCGGCCACGTCGACCTGGGACATGTAATCATACCCTGCGTCCGGCAAAATCGTCTGCGCGGTCGTCAGCGGCTCGACGGATTTTGTCTGTGCCTTGATGGCCTCGCCGCTGTACGTGCCCTCCACGCCGAGGATCGTCACGCCCGCCTTGATGTTCCCGGCAATGATCTTTGCAGCCTCTGTGGGGTCGATGGCGACCTTGCCGCTTCCGTCGTGGTATCCGATTGGGACGATGTACTCGCCCTTGACCGTCGTGATCTTCGCGGCGACCGCGCCGTTGTTCGGCATTTCGCCCGTGATCATCGAGCCCCTTGCGCCCGCCGTCTTGCCGAAAAGAATTTCCGAAGCCTTGACGGTCGCGCCGGACGTGTCGAGGTCAAATTCGCACGTGCCAGTGTGCAGCTCGCCGTCCGAGCCGTGATACTTAAAGCCAAGCAGGACTTTGCCCGGCTCCACCGTGTCGGCGGTCAGATCTAACAGCACCTCGCCGCCATAGATAAATTTACTTCTGCCCAAAATTTACACCTCCGATGCAATGTAGACCGTCGTGCCGGTCTCGTTGGATACCTCATAGTATGGGACTTTTGTAACGGTCACATCGTCCGCCAGCAGCTTGTTTTTCGTCGGCAAAACAACCGGCTCAAATGCCTTCGGCACGACCTCGTAGTCCCCTTCATATGCCTCGCCGCCCTGATAGACCACCTTCGCGGGCTCAATCCGCATCCGAATCTCCGGCTGCGAAAGCGTCATTTTAATCATATCCCGCCTCCTTTAGGAAGCTCTTCACGTCCACCTGAACGATCTCCGCCGCCTGCTTATTCCCGTCCGCGTCGGTCAGCGCACATTGCAGACTCACCGCCCCCGGGCGCAGGCGCATCGCGTCTTCGTACGGGATTTTTACCAGCAGGTGCGTTTCGTCAACGACTACCGGCGTGTACTGGAAGAACTGGCAGGCCTGCTTCACGTAGAATTCGAGGTTCGAAGCCTTCGTCAGGTCGGTTCCCTCTACTTCCACCGATAAAGCGTTTGCAATTTTCTGAAACACTTAATCACCCCCTATGTTTTCGGATTTCCGACAACGTAATCCACGACATAAGAGCCGGAAATCTTCGAGATCTTCACCCGGTCGCCCGCCTTGAACGAAATTGACGTGTTGCATTTGTAATGCTTTTCGCTTGCTGTCGTGCTGCCGTCAAAAATCAGGCTCAAACCGTCGGAATACACCGCGCCGACCGCCGCAAGGTCAAATGTCGGAGCTGTTACTTTCTTTTCTTTCTGCGTCGATAAGCCCGGAATCATGCAATCACCGTCCTTTTCGCTGTGTGTTTCATCAACTCTCCCGCTCCAAGCGTGATGCTCCAAGCGGTTTCCTCATAGATTCCGCCGATATCCGGATGGTCAATGGAGATCGCGTCCCCGATGCCGTGATTTCCCTCGGAAAATGTCTCGAAACTGATTGTTTTTACCGTCTGCTGCGACTCGCTCATCAGCCGGTTCGCGATGGTCTGCAATTCTTCCTGAGATGCAACATTGTCGACCTTTGTCACCTGCACGATTCGCATATTCCGTTTGAATGTCGAGGTCGCAGATGTCGGCGATGCGTTTACCGCCGTCGCCACAAGCGCATCTTCCAAGTCCGGATTCGAGCAGACGCACACAAAAACATTCGGAGTGGAAAAGATGTCCGTTTCCTCCGAAGCATCTGCCGAGATCGGTCTCAGAATCTCCGTTCCGCCGTAGCGGTGCTTGATGTTTGCCGCAAGCGCCTGTGTATACGGCTCGATATGGGCGATACCCTGCACGTCGAACCAAACGGGCTTGTAGTTGATCTCCGCCAGAAGGTCATTACAGATCGTCAGATAATCTGTTCCGATCTCCCAGTCCTCGCGGTCTGTGGCAAGCGTTGCCGCAGAAGCTGTCGTGATAGCCAGTGCCACGCCGCACGTTGTCAAAATCTGCTGAACGACCGTCAAGTAAGACGTGCCCTTTGCATAATGCACCCTCGTCTGCGTTTTGTTGCTTTTTAGCAGCCAGCACCGGTCATACGCCTCTACCTTGACCGTCTTTCCGTATTTTGTGACCGCTTTGGTCACCGTCGCGGCGCGGAACACCCCAAGGGGATATTCCGTGCCGTCCACGGTCAAAATCGGCTGGATTTCGTCTGACAGCAGGTCTACAATGGGATTCACGTAAAACTCTCCGGAAAAGCTCGACTTGATCTCGCCGGACGCATCGAAATAAACCGTTGGGTCATTTCCCGCCGCCCACGAAAGCGCCGATACCTCGCCGCCCTTTCGTAAAACCGCCACGCGGTAGGATACGTCACGAATCAATGTCGATCACCTCCGCGTAGTCGATCTGCTGAATTGAGAAGTTGACGACGGATTTGTCCGGGTTCACTCTCGACGTGTCGCTTGTCTCGTTCAAGTATCCGATGACCATCTCGCCGGACTGCGTTTTCAGGCACACCAATTCGCCAATCAGCGCATCAAATCCCGCTTTGTCTTCGCCCGGAAGGAAAACCGCCGTGCCGCCGACCTTCTTTGTCACAAACTCGCTTCTTTCCGCGTGCGGGTACGTGCTGCCATACATGTAAATGTACTGAATGTCGCGGCTGATCGCGTTCTGCACCGGCTGATTCTTAAGTCCGCAATGTTTGAGCGTCACTTTCTTCCCGGGCGCGATGCCGTAGAGCGTCACATACTGTCCGGTCGTGATTGTCACCGTGACCGCGCTAGACAAACCGTAATTGCTCGAATCTGCGTAGCAGCCGCGCACCTGATACGTTGTGCTGCCGGAAGACAGTTCGTCTGTGTACTGCGTCTGGGTGAGCTTCGCAATCGGCTTTTCGTTTCGGTACACAAGGTAAAAATCATAGCTCCCCGAGGTCTGCCAGTTGAGATCTGCGACGCTGGACGCTTCGACGCTGAGCGAGATCGTCGCGCCCGGCGTATTGGTGACAGGCAGCGCCGCCGCGCCCCAGTCGGACCACATGCCGTACTGGTTCTGCACCCGCACGCGCACCGTGTGGCTGCCGTCCGAAAGATACGCGGGGCTCGTCCATGTCTTTTCCGTGCCGTAGTGCGTGCCGCCCGAGAGTTTGCCGTCCAGCTCCACCTGATACGCCTCCTGCTCGGAGGTCTGCCAGCTGATGGATGGGCGCGGACCCGTGCTCTTGATCTGGATACTCGGAGCCGTCGGCGCGGCGATCACGACGATCTGCGCCGCATCGCTCCACGCGCCCGCAACACCGTCTGCGTTGTAGGTGCGCACGCGCCAGTATTTGATGCTGGATGTGAGCGTCCCGGCAGGGCACGTCCACTGCCGCGCAGCGCCGGTGACGGTTGCAAGCGTCGTCCATGTGCTGCCGTCGGTGCTCTTTTGCAGGTCCGCCTTGCTCTGAGCCGTTCCGGTGGCGATTGAGTGCTGCCACTGGAACAGTACGTCCTTTGAGCCGTCGATCACCGTATCAACCGGGCTCAGAGGCGCGGCGGTCGGCGTTGCGTCTGCGGTCGAAATTGTCACCCAGTTGGACGTTGTGACCACGCCGCTGTTTGCCGTGACGGCTACCTGCCACTGGATGCTCGTCGTGCCAGCGAAGGTGTTGGCAGGCACTGTGACGCTCTGCGTGTTGCCGGAGACATTAATCGTGTGGATCGTCCCGCTTGTTCCGGAGCGCCAGCGGAAGACGGCAGAGGCTTGTTTGAGCTCAGCAAGGCAAAGTTCCGGGTCTGATGCCAGCCATCCAAAAACATTTTGTTCCGTTTTTATAATGGCACCATCCGATGGGGAAAGACTTTCAACATTCAAGCCGCAAACAAATGAATCGTCAACGCTTGTCGTCAAATACGGCCTGTCCGTTCCTGTTGTCGCTAACTCCACCCATCCTGTTCCAATCGATAGTGGCGTTATGTCTACACCGAACCGGACTTCATTTGGGAAGTATATGGTTCTGCCCGATTCCGTGGTTGGCATATCTGCTGCATTAAAACTATATCCTGCGTTGGTCTTTGTTGTTTCTTGCCGAGTTTCATACGTAATCGTATTTTCGTCAAAAGTGGTCTCCAGTGCATATGCCCTTGCAAAATAAGTTGCTGTGCTAGATTTTGCGTCTGTCGCGCAAAGGTATAGCCGCAACTCCTTTGAAATGAGTTTTTTATACTCGTCACCATTTGACGGCAATGCAAACTTCACATACAATCTATCGTTTTGTTCTAGTTTGGCCGGGGATGATGTATGGTCGTTGACTTTTTGCGATGCATATTTAAGCAGCGCAAATGCGCTTGCGCGCAAAGTTATTGACGTAGCCACCTCACGTCACCCCCATTCTGGCCACTCGTCTCTGGTTTTTCATGCGGCGGATGAAATCGTCGATCTCGCGGATTTCGTTCGCCTGCACGATAAAGTTGTAGGTATCACCGCCAGAGAGGCTGCGCCCTTCCTGATTGGTGCCGATGAAGTTTTCGCTTCTCATGCAGATACCCCCATCCGCGAAGTCAAACGCTCATTTTCTGTGATTCGGATGATGTCATTAAACTGCTTCACCCGGTCGGCATTGATGTTGTAGTAATTGTTCGTCGTGCCAGCTCCGGCGAGTGCCGGAAGATGCCCGAAGGAAGACATTCCAAATGTCATCGTGCCGAAATCGAGTTGGCTTTGAATTCCGCGCTTGACATTTGAGAATTCCTTGTCAAAGCCCTGTCCGAGTCCTTCCGCCATATATCCGCCAATACCGGCGAAAACCTTAGACGGGGACGCGATGCCGAGGAAGCTTTTCACACCGTCCACAAGCCCCGTGAAGACGTTTTCAACCGTCTGCTTGAAACTGTTCCACATATTCACGAAACCGTTTTTAATGCCCTCGACAATGTTCTTGCCGATGCTCCCCCAGTCAAACGAAAGGAATGTGTCCACGATAGACCGAATCAACTGTGGAATGACCATAACGATATCCGGAATCGCTTCAATCAAGCCAGTTGCCAGAGCCGCAATGATTTTGGGGCCTGCCATGATGATCTCCGGCAGATTGTCGATAATGCCCTGCACGATGCCAAGAATCAAGTTCGGAATCGCCGCCACCAATTCCGGAATCGCCTTGATAAGCCCATCTGCAAGCGCCATCGTGATTTCCACGCCCGCCTCAAGAATTTTCGGCATATTTGCGACGATTGCCGTGACGAGGTTTGCGATAACGTCCGGAACTGCTGCAATCAGTTTTGGAGTCGCATCTACAAGCCCATCAACAAGAGCCAGAATGATAGCAAGCGCTGCGTCAATCAGGTTCCCAAGGTTGTCCGGACTGGTCAAAACCTCTACGATTTCAATAATCGCATCCGTTGCGGCTGGAATCAGCTGCGGGAGCGCGTCTGCAATACCCTGTGCAAGCGATACAATGACATCAATGCCAGTCTGTGTGATCTGCGGCAAAAGCTCAATGAGAGCCGGAACGAGTGTGTTGATGACCGTCGGAGCAACGTCCGCCAAAACAGACAGCACAGACGGCAGAGCCGCCATAAGACCGGTTACAAGGTTCGTAGCGCCCTCTACAAGAGACGGCAGTACCGTTCCCAGAATCGCCGGTAACTGTTCGCTTACCGTTCCGATAAGGGACGTTGTTGCTTCGACGATACGCGGCAAAAGCTCCTGAATCCGAGGAATCAGATTATTTCCCGCGATGACCACAGAATCCGTAAAGTTCCCTACCAAAACGCCCAAATCTTGGTCAGGGTCTGCCATGCCGGTCACAAGATTCTGCCAAGAGGCTTTCATTTGCCCAAAAGAGCCCTGAATCGTCTCGCTTGCCTCTTTCGCCGTCGTTCCGGTAATACCAAGATTCTCCTGCACATCATGAATGGCGCGTACAATGTCTGCAAAGCTATCGACGCTCAGAGAACCAGCCTCAAGCCCTTCCAGCTTTTCCGCATCTTCAAGCAGCCGCTTCATTTCTTCTTTCGTACCGCCGTAACCGAGCTTTAGGTTGTCCAACATGGTATAGTTTTGCTTAGCAAATCCCTGATACGCATTCTGGATGGACTCCATACTTGTACCCATCTTGTTCGCGTTATCTGCCATGTCCGTAACAGCCATATCGGCAAATGATGCGGCCTGATAAGAATAGTCCCCAAGGCTCGAAACAAGGCTCGCTGCGAAACTAGTAGTCGTTTCCATGTACTCATTGACGCTAAGTCCAGCCGTTTTATAGGCATTGTTGGCGTACTCCATGAGTTTTTCGGACTGATCGCCGTAATGTGCCAAAGATTCTTCGGCTTCTTCCATGCTCACTCCGAACATGTCCACAAAATGCTGCGCGTCCACGTTCGCATTTCCAAAAAGCGTTTCCACGCCGCCGACGAGCTGCTCGTAGTCAGCATACGCTTCGACCGCCTTTGTGCCGAGCGCTCCGATTGCAGTAGCGCCAGCTGCGACACCCGCAACAGCCACTTTACCAGCCGTAGCAAGCCCAGATTTCAGTTTTTCCCCGAGTCCGGATGTTTTTTGCCCGACTTCGTCAATGCCTTTATTTGCTTCGGTCGTATCCGCACCGATTTTTACAAAAAGTTCAAATAGATTCATCTTTCACCACCAGTCCGCACCGCTTAACAACCTCGGCGGTGATCTCTTCGCAGGTTCGGTTGTCCTCCGGCTTCGGGTCTATCAGATCGGAATATTTTGCCTGCACGAAGCTGCCGCCCGCGAATTTCGCTGTGTTTTCCGTCATTGTGCGCAGACACTCCGCCGTATAAATACGGAAGGCTGATTCTTCCTGCTGCCGCTTTACCAAAATCGGCAAAAGGCGAATCAGCCCTCCCACGCTTATCTTTGGAGCCGCCAGAAGCGCAAGCGTTACGCTTTCGCCTCCGACGCGCACGATTTGAAAAAATCCAGCATATCTTTGTCCTTGACGATCTCCTGAATCTGCCGCATGGTTTTGAGAACGCTCTGCTTTTTGACCGCCTCAACGGTCGTTTCGTTGACCGCTGCCAGAATGCCGAGTGTGTCTTCCCGATGCTTTTTCAGGATCAGCGGAATCCACTGCCCGATCTTCTGCGCACCGATCGCGTATTTCTCGCCGGCTGTCTGCGGCTTCTCTGCGTCAATCTGTGCTTTCAGACTTTCCCGAAGCTCATCGTCCGTCAGAATATTGAGCGCGTACACGCTGACCTCGCAAAGAACGTCAGCCGCCCTATCCGTGCTAAGTTCCGAAAATTTCATACTTTCTTCTCCTTACGTTTCAGCCGTACCTGCTTTGATATAAACCTCATACGGCACAACGTCCTGCTTCGCCATCGAATAGTGCGCCGTGTACTCAAACGCCATCTGCCCCTTGTTTTTGTCCGCTGTTTTCAGCTGGAATCCGCCGGTCGACAGCGCGTTCATAAGACGAATAGCAATGAAGCCACCGTTTGTCGCACCGTTCTTGTCGGAATAATCACCCACAAGCCAGATGTCCGCAAAGTCAGCCGCCGAAAGATCGCGCCGAGGAACAACCTTCGTCGTATCTGTGCCGTCGATGTCAGCCGCCGCCATAAGAGATTTCGCGGAGGCGGTCGTAGCCGTTACATATGTACCGGAAAGTTTCACTTCGACATCGTCCATCCGCTTCATTTCCATTGTGTTCTTGGGGCAGTTGTCCACATCCGAGCCGTAATCAGAATACGTCGGTGTCGCGGAAAACGTAACGCCGCCGGTAGTTGCACCGATCTGGTTCTCCGGTTCAAACGTTCCGGTTGCAGGCGTAAATTCGCTCAAAACAACGCCAGCGTTGATTTGCAGCTGCTTAAACGTATCCGCCGGAATTTTTGTAAATTTCGCCATGAAATCAGTCCTTTCAGTTCGCGGTAATGTATTCGACCGTTACGTTCAAATACCGCCGCTTGATGTATTTGTCGGAATCGTCCGCGATGTTCTGGCACCACGGCGTTCCGCGCTTAATCCAAATTGCGCCGCCGTCGCACGGAACGAACACGCCGCCCAAGCCGATCGCGTCCGAAATTTCCTGCGCTTTGGCATTCGGTTCGGCTTCCTTTTCCGTGTAGTACCACAGATTCACCGTAAGCCCGATTTCTCCGCTGTCCCACGCGCCTGTAATAAGCTCATACGTGAGCCACGGGAAAACAGCATCGTCCGGCACGCTGGACGCCGAATAGGCTGTCAGGAACTGCGAAAACCATTCTTGTAGAGCCTGTCCTTTTGTCATGCCGGTAACGCCTTCTTTTCTGCCGTGAAATACTTGAGATCGAAGCTAGCCGAGCGTGGGGTTTTCTTTGCCATCGGCTCCGATGTTACACGGTACGTCTCGCCGGTCGTTTTATCCCGGAAGAAGTCGTTATACTCAATCGGAACGCTTTGCTGAACCAGAACCGAGTAAACGCTTGTAACGCCCTCTTTTTCGGCTCTTCTGGCCTCCATCGACGTATCAAGCGCCTGATAGTTGTAAAACTCCGCGCCTTCCGTCCACGTCGTGATATAGCCGCTCTCGCCGTCCGGAACACGGCTTTTATCCAAGAGGACACACGGTCTTGCAAAATCGTCAAGTAAGCTCATATCTTCCTCCATTGGTTCAGGCGCGACTTAAAAACAGACTGCCATGTTACCATTCCAGCGCCGGTTGCAGACCCGCTCGTCGATTTCGAATAGCTGTACCCGCCGAAGCTCTCCGACGTGTACGGGCTCGCGGCGATGTCTCCGTTCTTTTCCTGCCACGCCTTGATTTCCTCTCCCAAGCAGAGAAGTGCGGGAGGAACAGACATCGGCCAGATAGAGCCGTCAAATGTTTCGTCTGCCATCGCGTAATCCGGGTATTGGTGAACTCCGTCGTTGAAAACAGAGCCCACCACACGGAAAAACTGTCCGTTTTGCAAAAACGGCAGTGTGATGCTGCCGTTTTCGACCGTGTACGTACCACTGATTCTGTCAGTCTCGAACCAGTTCCGAAGCACGCCACATAATTCAGTCAGCATCACACTGCCACCTCCATTACTTCGCCGTTACCGTCGCATTGCCAGCCTTCTGCGCCTTATAAGTCGCGTCAGCCTCAACGACTGTGATCTTCTTGCCCGTCGCTGCCGTGACATCGGACTTGCCGTCCCACGTCGACCACGTTCTGACATTCTGACCATAGGTCACAGTCTCAGCCGAATCGCCTACCTTGTACTTGTAGACATTCCCAGACGTTTCCTTCGCCGGGTTGACCGTGATCTTCGTGTCGCCGGTTGCAGTTCCGGCTGCCGAAGTAACGGTCAGCGTGCCGAGCGAGGGGGTCTCGTCAATGTCAGCAACGGCAATGCCGTCCTGATACTCCGCGAACAGGGTCATACCCATGATCGCAAAGGACTCGGAGACCGCCGTGGAGTAGTTGCCCTGCACGTGGAAACCAACCAGGTTCGTTTCGCCATCAGTCCTGTAGTCAAGACCGGCACGGGCGAAATCGCTGTCAGCCGGGTCGATGTAGTACAGGACGATGTTCTCAACCGGAGTCGCAATGACACGACCGCGCTTGATTTCTTCGTCAGACAGCAGGAACACGGTGCTGTAGCCCATGAAGTTCTTGATGTACTGGAAGCCGAACTCAGTCTGGATGGTGATATCAGCGCCGCCGAGGTAGTCATACAAGTCCATGACGTTCACGAAGCCGACGACGTTTGTCGCGGTTCTGTGCATCTGCTTGAACTTGTTGATAACAGCGCCTTTCGCCATCGCAAGCGCACGCTGCCAGTTGGTTTCGCTGACGCTCAGAAGACCGGTATTCAGGTAGTTGTAGAACCGGTTCGTGACGTTGGTCTGAAGCTCATACAGGAAAGCTTCGTCTGTCATCGCGACTGCGACGTCATATCCGTATTCCTTGATTGCCTCGATAGAAACCGCCTTCGCGTACTTTTCGACGTTGATGTTCGCATAGTCCTTCTCGATGACCGTCGCTTTGGAGTAGGGGATCTCTTCGCCCTCGCCGACGCTCTGTGCAAGCGTGACGCTCGCAGTCTTGGATTTCAGAACGGTACCAGGCTGCTTTTTGATGGGGCGCATAATGCCGAGAATGTCGCGCAGATGCTGCCAGTTCCGCGCAAAGCGGGTTACAAAATCGATTTCACGAGCGGTTACCTGAACGTCGCTCGTCATGGTCAGGTTGTTTTTTGCTGCCATATTATTCTTCCTTTCCGAACAAATTGAGATTTGCGGCAATTGCTGCCTGCCGTTCAGAAGCATCCTTGATCTTAAAGATGTCGTCCCGGCTCATAGCGCCGCCGTTGTTTGCGGGCGGGTCTTTGGTGTCCGCGCCCTTCTGTTTCGTGGTAACAACGAAATCTGCCCACTCTTCCTTGATGGACTTCTTCAAATCATCGGCGTTCTTGATCTTGCCGTCTTCCAATTCAACCGAGGAAAGATCGGTGACCTTCAAAACCGAATCAATGCGCTTTTCGCTGATACCCGCAGACTTCAAAAGTTCCCGATACGCGGATTCCTTCGCGCTCTTGGTTTCCTTCTGCATCTGCTCTCTTTTGTAGTCGTCAAATTCCTTTTTGACCTTGTCGTGCTTATCCTTCCAGCCATCGTCGCCTTTGGCTTTCAGGTTTTCCAACTCCGCCTGTACTCCGGGGAGCTTTTCAGCGTCTGCCTTATACCGCGCGAGATCGCTTTTCAGCCCGTCTACGGTATCGGTGTGCGCCTCAATGATCGTGTCCATCTGCTCTTCCGTCAGCCCCATTCCCTTTAGGAGCTTCCTTGTTAATGCCATGTTCTATCTCCCTTTCCCTTGTCGGCGGTTCTTTGCCGCGACAGAACAAAAAATGTGGCAACAGTCGTTTCTTCACTGTTACCACATTTATACCGCATATTTTAGGCTCTCTTACGCAAACTTTCAGCCATTTTTCAATTCATCCTCTACGATCTGCCGGTATTCGGATGCATGGTCAGCCGCTGCGGGCTTCAAATACGGCTGTGCTTTATTGCCCGCCGTCCAGTGCCAGTTCCCCTTTGCGTCCTGATACGCCCACGGCGTAGGTCTTCCACCCGGATAATACTTACCGGTTCCGAGTTCGACGTATGCAGCATATTCCGTGTCACTTCCGATGTATGCCGCCGGTTCCTCTTCATCTACGCGGTGCGTGATGCTGTTCCTCAGATTGCCGGTGTCCACCGGGCAAAGCCGCTTTGCATACTTTTCAGCCGTCATGCCGATCTTTTCTATGGCGCGAATCAGCGCGTCGTGCATAGCGGACTTCACTTCTTCGGAATTGTCGATAAATTCAACGCTCACGCTTTTTCCACCCCGCCCACTCGGCATAAGTCATATTTTCAATCAGATCATTTTGCCCTGTCTCTTGATTTCTGGCGCGGCGCTGTCCTCTGGATGTGTCAATTCCCTCTATCACAGATACCAGCGTGCAGCGGCAGTTGTATATTTCGGCGGGCGCTCCGTCCGGGTCTCCTGGGAAACGGCAACCATTAGAAAACTTCTTATCGTTATCCACGACTTCACCATCGAGCATCGCGTGAGAATGGCGCGTTCTTCCGTCCAGCGTCGCCATCCACTCTTTGCGGCATTTAATCCCCATCTTTTCAGCCGCAAAGTAAGAATCCATCCGTCCGGCGTTCTGCGCACCCGTGACTGCCGTTCGAGCTGTCCGGATAGCGGAATCACGGTTCATGGTGACAATTCTGGATTGTAGATCATCTGCCATGTGCTTAATGCTCTTGCCCTGCAAAATTGAGCTTGTGACGCTGGCTGTGATCTGCTTTTTCCCCCATGCAAGATCAATGCCGCGTTTTAACGCTCTTTTCGGCGGGTAATACGGCATAAGCTCCGGCTGTTCCGCAATCAAGCGCTTTACAGTCTGTTCGTCCCATAAGTCAAATCCGACATCGCCGGTCACCTGCTCAATGGTGTACGCCGCGAAATTCCGATTCAAACTGTAAATGCCCGGCGTTGCATCGTTGACATACGCAACAGCAGCAGCGTTTGCATTTGTCATGCGCTCTGCGACCTTATCCCGTAGCGCCTCAAAGCGCTTTCCACGCCCGATCTGCGCAAGCCGCCATTGCTTGTATTGTTCCTCGGTGATATCGCCAGCGTCCAGCCGTGCCTTTTCAGAAGCGTCACGGTCTGCGAACTTTGCGAAATACTCCTTGATGATATCCACCAGACCGTCATACGCTTCTTTGTAAGACTCATATATCTGCTTCTCGAGCGCCTTTAACTCTTTTTCGGTGAGGTCGTATCCCTTATCAGGTCTCATCGTTCACCATCTCCGGCGGCTCGAAGCTGCGCTCAATATCCTCTGCCGCTTTTCTTTTCAGAATTTCGGCGACTTCTTCCTGCGTCAGCCACGGGAGCTTGTTCAAAATTGTCTCATCATCGAGGTAGTTTGCCGCAAGAAGCACCATCTGCGTTTGTTCCAGCTGATTTGTTACCTTAGAGCGAGTAAAAGATGGCTCATCCTCAATCCCAACGATTTTGAAAAGCGCCTGTAAGAAATCAATTACGCAGTATTCGAATTGATCGACCTTGTTGTCCATCGACTGATATGCCGCCGTGATCTCCGTCGCTGTTTTCTGCCCGCCTTGCAGTTTTGTAACGTCCAACATCTGAAAATCTCGGTACAGATCGTCGCTGATTCTGGAAAGAAGAGCTTCCCGAGCTTCAACTGGGATTGCAAGCGTATGAGCCTCTGCCTTCGCGCCGTCATCGTCCACAAGACCTACTCCAATTCGCCGCATGGACTCCTTGAACCTTGCCATGTCGATCTCGTCCATGCCTCCAGCGTTGGAAATCGTCCAATAGATGATCGACGCTTCGTCAACCGTATTTGCAAAGCCGGATTTGATCAAATCGTAGCAGTCAATCGCTTCCCGCTGACCGACCAGCTCAGACTGCTTCGCACGGTTTCCGTACATAGGAATAATAGGGAAGCCTGGATAATTCTGATACGCCAGAAGTTCAGTCCCGTCAATCTCAGAAGTCGCTTCCACAGCCACATAGCCGCGCTTCGGCTCCAAGATCATCATTTCTTCCCCGCTCCGTCGGATGTACTGTGTAAATCCGTCAGGTTCGAAGAGCGTAGCACGCAGCGGTTTGCTTGTGCATACTTGCCAGAAACGAATGCCCGACCGAAGCGCTCCGTTTTCCTCATCCAGAAGTGGGACAAATTCTGTCACATCAAACACTTCAAGGTGATCGAGATTCCAGAAACCATAGGAAACGCCGCCGACAAGCGCGTCGTGTGCTGCGTCTTGGAGCCGTGTGTCAAACCCAGCGCCCAACTTCTCTTTGTTTTCTTCTTTTTTCAGTGTCACGCCGTTTCCAAGCAGATACTGCGTTTCCTGCGTGATGAAATTTGCAAAGAAATTGCTCCGAAGCTTATAGTTCGGACTGTAGTTGTCCGGAATGACTTTCCCGTTGAGTGTATAAAGCAGCTTTTGAAAATTAGCAATCGTCACATTCCTGTGCGCGTCATACTCCTTCGCAATAACCGCCTGTTTGTATAAATCCGAGTCTTTGTGATTATTTATCGCGGACAGAACAAATTCCATCCGTTCCCGGTCAGACTTTTCCGCAACCTCTAAAAAATCCTGATATGTTTTCATCTTTTACCTCACCGCGCCAGTTCCGGCACAAATCTATGTTCTTTGAAGTGCTTTTTCAAGACCGTCATCACCATGTACCTGATTTCGTCCATAGCGTGGTCGTTTTCCTTCACGACGCGGTCAGATTCTGCTTTTTCGTCCCATCTGTAAAGCCCGAATTCGCGGATGGCGTCCTCGCAGCTCTCATGGATTTTGAGCTTCCCGGACGCGATCATCTCAGCCGTTGTCTGTATGCCGGGCAGTACATCATTCACAGCCCCACGGACTTTGAACTCATGGTGCTTCTTTACGGTGGCAATAAAAGCGTCCGCCGACGGGTCTACAATCAGACATTTTATATCTCTCCCGCCCGCGAGGCGCTTGACCTCTGAATAATACTCTTCCGGCGTTTTTTCTTTCCGTTCTTCTCGCCCACAGTAATAATACTCTCCGATTCGCACCGCTTCCGTTTTCGTCACGCACCACAAGCCAGCCGAAAACGGGTTGTGTGTTCCGTAGTCAATGGAAATGTAATAATCTCCGGTGTCCGGTATGTCCTGCACGATGCAGGGATCGCCGAACATAGAGTATACAAGTCCTTCTGCCAGCGTCCATTTCCCAAGAATGTATCTATCATAGAAAACCGTTCCGGCATATTCCTTCTTAAGGTTTTCTACGAAGGAAGGTGGCAAGAACGGATTATCATCAATTGTATAAACTTGGCTGAAAATATCGGCATTGCTGTCCAAAAACTTTTTCAACCAATGGTTCGGATATTGTGGGTTATACGTTCCGTCAAAGCATGAATACTCTTTATCAAGTCGACTTTTCAGAAGTGCAAAGACTTCTTCCGACCAATCTGCAACCTCGTCACCGTAGCAATACTTGATTGACGCGCCGCGGATTTTCGAGACCTGAGACACCTTTTCCGCACCGAGGCAATAGCACTTCTCGCCAAATATCCAAGCAGTGTTATCGCTTGATATCGTTCCTACCAGCTTATCGCCGTAAAGATTTCGCATCGGCTCGAGCACGTTTCGCTCGATTGTGGATTTTGTGACACCGAGGATGACGGCAAGCCCATCTTTACCGGCACGCTCCCGAATACGAAGTGGGATAATCCATTTAAAATCAAGATACGTCTTCCCACTTCGGGTTGCTCCGCCCTTAAAGTTCCAGCGGTGATTTGCGTACCTCGCAAATTCAAGTTGTTTCTGACTTAACAGCATCTCTAAACTCCCTAAGCAGCCCATCCAGCTTATTCAGGCTGTCATTGCTGCTGGCCGTGTTCTTCGTTGCCTTGTCAACGATAATACCAAATGATGTCGCGATCTGGCTCAGCGTCGCTATAGAGATTTTTTCTGGGTCAGTCAGCGCTTTCAGGTGCAAAACGATAGCTTCCTGCATCGCTCCTTTCTGCGATTCCATGAAAGCCAGCATTTCAGCCGTGTTTTCCTCTTTTTTCTGCTGTACTTTTTCGCTGATATCTGGTGATGCGTCAACAATTCTCTTCACAGTCTGGTGCGTGACGCCATGCTTCTTCGCAACAGCGTTGTACGACTGCATTTCTACCCAGTCGGCAACTATTTTCTTTTTTTGCCGATCTGTCAACCTCGCAGCCATAATCACCACCTCGAAATAGTTATCCTTTTCACGCTCCACCGGATTGCGGTTTCCGGTGGAGCTAAGAAAAAGGAGGTTCCGCAGTACGCTGCGTAGCCGTAAGAAGGATGAAAGCGCAGAGGATACACCTCTACGCTCTCAACGATACACTATGTTTAAGGCTCTCTTACGCAAACTTTTGAATATAAACCACGTTTTTCTGCCACCAAGTAGATAAACTGCCTATGCCATTCCTGCGCGGTACGCTCCGAAACATATACCACCATAGCAGCGCCCTGTAAGGTGTGTGTACGCTTCCAGAGAACCAAATCTATGAGCCGGAGGCGTTCCGCCCCGTCGATAAGCTGTTTTGTTTCCTCTATTGCAGCTTCGACAGCAGAGATTTCATCCCGCGTCATAAGCGTACCGCTTTTGTAACTTCGTATCATCCACTTCGCATACCCCCACCATCCATAGCGCGGTTTGCTCACCGTATCAGCCTCCTCGTTTCATTTTCTCGTCTACGACATCCTTCAAGCATGCACACAAAAACGCCCCGTTTGTCATCACGTGCCAAATAGACGGCAGCCCGGATTCTTCATCGATGTGCGTCGGGTCATCCCAGATTGCGAGGACATGCCGTAACAGCGCCTCGTGCCATCTCTCCGGCTCAATGCTTCGCCAGTCCTCCGCGTCTTTGTACTTTTGAAGCCCGTATTCCCGCGTCGCCATGATCGCCTCTATCGCCTCCACGGGGACGGTGGACGGTCTGGGCTTTCCGCCGTCAAACTTTGCGCCCTTCAACTGCTCCATGCGTTGCCTCCTTCAATCTTTGCGCCGAAAGCGCGCTGTATGTTCCCTTTAGGATCTCCACCGTGTAGCACACCTCGCCGCAGCTTTCGCATAAATATCTTCGTGTTCTGATGATCCGGTCGCTGGTCGGCCTGCTGTTCATGCACCGCATCTTTTTGTTGCAGCCCGGGCAAATCATAGCTGTATCCACCTCTCACAAGAAAACAGTTCCATCGGTGACTTGTCCATTGTCTGTGATTTCTACTTCCATTTCGTCAGATAATTTCACGCGGATTTCTGCCCGCTTTGCACGAAATGGCGCAAATGACGAGTTATAGCAGTCGCATACAATGTAGTCTCCATCAAAACGGAACGTGTTTTTGTGGCAGTCCTTGTACTCTGCATTCCTGTTGCAGGTTGAAAGCTTTGCCCATCGCCCCTTCCAGTCCGGAACTTTGATTTTGTAATCAGGATACGCTCCCTGGAATGCTGCGTACTTTTCTGGGAATAGCCCACGCAGCTGATGCAAAAACATTGGGACGATTTTGTCCTGATAATCCCGAATCACGCCGCCCATTATTGCGTGTGGGATAAAATCGCAAATTCTCTTGATGTTTTCTGGCGTGAGTTTGTCTGCGCTTATGTACAGTTTGTTTGTGCCAAAATGCGGGTTATCGCAACGGATTTCCCCACCGAAATCCTCCAACCATGTATAAGAAACGGTGAGAAAAGCGTCTTCTCCTATGCGTGTAATCAAATTAGTTGATGGATATTGTAATTTCCCGTAAGCGGGATTTGTTCTGGCTTCTTCCTGAACCAGTAAAAACTTCTTTGACTGTTTTGTTCCACCATCCACAATTGTGATATCACCGTTAGGGCATCTGACGCCAAATAGTGTTGTTACGCAAAAACACTTTCCATTTTTATAGGCAGAGCATTCCCCGGCGCGGTTGCAGCGGATGTATTCCGCTCTTAACTTACAATTCCTGCTACCATCTCCGTATAAATGCGCGCAAATGCAGTTATCGTTCATAGTTTTACCCCCCTTATGTACTTGTCAAAATACGTTGTTGCTACCGCCATCGCCGCCCACATATCCGCTGCGAACCCGTAAAAGAAACCGGGGTTCTTCTTTGTTCCCTTGCCATAGTTCGGCTGACCGGGCGCGTAGCGGTCAACGAGGGCTTGCCTGATGTTCGCATCCTTCGCCGACGCTCTGCCGCAAAGGTAAAGCTTTTCTTCCCTGCGGAAGATCTTCTGTATCTGGTACCCCTTCCGGTAAAGCTCGGCATATTCCCAGAACCGCCCAATCCAAAAGCAGGTGTCAAACACCTCTTGACCTACAGGCATTCCCATACCGGCAACCATTTCGATTGCCAGGTGCTGATACTCCCGGCAGAGAACGGGGAATATCTCCCCATTCGGAACTTTACCAACGTCCAGCACCTTCCGGATTTCCTTCCCGTCGTGCTCGACGATGACATAGCCGGATTGAATGTTGCCGGGGTCAATCGCCAGAATCGTTCCCACGTTTTGCCCTCGCTTTCCAAAACATACTGTTGTAGATGTCGTATCGGTGTTGGATGTAGGTACTCATGACTTCCGGTCGAAGTCTGGACCAGCTCTCATACAGACCGCATGTCTGCATCTCCGGGCATCCGCACCGATAAACGCAGTTAGGTACTAGAACGTCCGAGATCTCCGGCTGCACCTCATGCAGCGCTGCTTTGAAATCCTCGGCATACGCGCGCGTCTCCGGGTCTGCCTGCCCGCATAACCGCTTGCGCATGGAGTCAATCAAAGCTTGTACGTTCGCTTCTCCCTCGAAGATTACCGGCGCGTCCTGCGGGAGCTTGTCCCTCGGCGTTCCGGTTCGGTCTGTCCTCTGCGTAGAGATAAAGCACTCCCATTTGTGCCTTGACCAGTGCGTCGCAATCCAGCTCTTAATGCCTTTCCAGACCCACGATACCGAGATCCGCCGAATCGGCGAGTGTTCGGCAATTAAAATCCGGCGCTTAAAATCCTCGCTCGGCTCATGCCCAAGAGGACCTTTGCCGGAGGTGGCGCGGCAGGTGTCCACGACCTCCTGCCAGTCGCCCTTGATGTTTGTAATGTGTGTGTTCATTCTTCCCTCCGTTCTCCATTGTTACCTCCATCCATCTTCGCCCCGCACTTACCGCAGAAGTTGTGCCACCGTGAGCACAGCGTTGCGCCGCATATTGGGCAGTTGTCATACGGGATATCCGCATGCACCATATTCCTGCGATAAAGTGTAGAGCGGTCTCCCGCTAAGACCCCGATCTCCTCATGGTATCCCACAATCGTCCTCGTGCGCACTTCCGTCACCGGCGTTCCATGCACCACCTCCGCAACGTCGGCGGCGGGCATTTCCCGAATTTCGGCATATGCGCGTTCCAACCGTGTTAGTGCCGTCATGCTTCCACCGCGTTCGGCTTTCCGTAACGCAAATAGCGCATCCTCGCGCCGGATATAATCATCCATAAAGCATACCTCCTGCAATAACTCCGTCCATCCCATCCGGCAAGGCGTGGAATGGGTCGATTGTTCGTATAATTTTCAGCCGCAAGAGCCTTTCCGCCTGCCGCTTGGTCAGCCGCCGCTCCCGCTTCTTCGGCGGCAGCTCGCCTTTTGCCGCCGCAATGGCGGTCGGGTTGTGCTTATGTTGACCCATCGTCCCGCACCTCCACGCCAGCCTCGTCCAGCAGGTCAGAAAGATCGGTGTCCACGCTGCTACCAATAAACTCGCCATTTTCGTCGTAGTGGTTGTACTCCGTAGTCGGTCGGGATTCTATCCCTGCAAACTCTTTTAAAAGTCTCAGATATTCGTCGTAATCGATGAGCTGAGCCTGATCGAGTTGTCCCAACTGCGCTTTGGTTATGTGCTTAGCCATCCTTCTTGCCCTCCATTTCCTGCAAAGCCTTCTCGGCTTCTGCCTCCGTCAAAAACACCGTCCGCCCGATTGCGTCCTCACAGAATCTCTTCCGCCCGGTAATGTACGTCGTGCCTTCCCGGTCAATGCGAATCGCGTCTACCGTGACCGGCACGGGCTTTTTGGGTCGCGTGTAAAACATCTTAGACAGCCAAACCGTATCGCCCGGTCTGAGCCGCTTACTGTCCATATCCTCATACGCTGCGAGACGTTCCGCCATCTGGACGAGTTCGCCGATCGTCGCATAACCCAGCGCGTGACCGTTTACCAGCACGCAATCCTCATCTCGGCTTGTCATCCGTTCCATCCTGCTTCGCCTCCTAAACTTCCAAAATGGAATTTCCAGCCGGAGGTTTCGCGTCAGCCGCAACCGCTTCGGTCTCGCTCAAAAATACTCTCACACCGATCTGGTCCACAGGGATACCGATATCCACAATTTCCCCCGGAACAATGATGCTTGCTGATATTCTTGTAACCTCATGTGGTTGCACGCCAATGCAATCTCGCGCGTTATTTTTGTATGTCTTAAACCACACCGTATCGCCCACCTTGCACGGCAGCACCACCACGCGCCCGTCCTTGTCGGCCTCGGCAAGTTCTTTCAACCGTCCGACCGTCATGTTTTCCGCAGCCTGCGCGAAATCCCACAGATGCCCAGCATTTTCGCCCAGCTTACGCAGCATCTCCGGTGTCCATCCTGTGTCCTCGTAGGCCGCAAGTCGATCTGCCATCTGGACGACTTCGGTCATCGTTAAGTGGTACAGACCGTGCCCATTTACCGAAACACAATCTTCATTCCGGCTTGTCAGTCGCTCCATCGGCATTCTCCTTCCCTTGTATTTCCTGCAAAGCCTTCTCGGCGGTCAGGCGCTCGATGAGCTGAGCCGCCGCAATGCTTTTAACCGTCTCGTAGCACTCACAGCCAGTGGCGCTACGCTGTGCCATCTGCTCGCCGCATTGCCTAGAGCACGCAAAAAAATGGATGCACTCTTCACAGGCTCTTTCAGGATTTTCTTTAGGTGGCATTATTCTCCTCCCTCCGGCGTTTCCGGCGCTCCTCGCAATACATCTGCAAACTTCGGTGCTTCCGGAAGCGGCATCCAGTGTGTGATCAACTTCTGCGGTACATCCCAGTTGTAACACTCCCAACCGAGCCCCGGAATATACCGAGCCGCATCTACGATGCTTCCGCCTGCGTCCTTAAAAGCGATAAGGTATCGCTTAAGATGATCTTCCGGCAACCTGTCCTCCACGCTAATCCACTGTGGCACTTTCTCCCGCAGCGCCGCATTCTCGGCGGTCAGGCGCTCGATCATGGTGATAGCTTCATCCGCCAGCCGCTCCTTGCAACGCACATACTTCCTTTGTGGACAAAGCCCGCAACCCTTGTCCTTATGCGTCGCGCAGATACGCAGCGCCCGTATAATTTCCTTGTCTGTCATAGCGCGTCTTCCTCCGATATCAGACCGTATTTTTTGAGCAGGGCGGGGACTTCGCTCAATCCAATGATCTCGTCCCGGAATGTTTTTATGTGCGTCCAGTTGCGCGGCGCCCCGCCTACCCACTGGAACGTCCAAAGAGACGATTCGTTTTTGTCGTGGTAAATATCGACGCTGAACGCTTTGCCGACACGAAAGCCGTTAGAGTCAAGCCGTTCAGGCTCAAGCATGCCTGATATGTACTGATAGCCATTTCCGTCTATCCCGCTTACTGTGAGTTTGTATACCCCTTTCACATCGCACCTCCTGTTTTCCGTTTCCCTCTTGCCGCCCTCCGGCAGTTTCTCGCTCCGCCATCGGTCATCTGGCTTATGTCGATGATCTCGGCGCGCTTGTCGTAGCCCGCGTTCCGTTCAGCCTCATAGGCAAGCCACGCTTCGCAGGTAGCCCCACAGCCCGGTTCGCGTCGCGGGCAATCCCTGCCGCATGGTCCGGCGTATTTTTGCCTGATCATGTCTTCCTCCTGACCTGCACCGTCACTTCCGCCTCCCAGCATTCCGGTTCCCGGACGGTGATAATCTTCCGCCTCCCGTCCTCCGGGTCCTTGACGCTGACGAGGTAAAACGTCTTGTTCTGCATCTTCTGCGGATACTTCCGCGCCCTTAAAGGCGTTCTGAGCTTCGGCATGAGCCGAGGGTAAATCGGCAGCGGCTCCGGTATGACAATCCAGACCTCGACTCCCTGCTTTATCATGCTTCCTCTCCCAACATCCGCTGCACCGCCGCCCGCTGGAAATCAGACAGCTCGTCCCCGTGGTGCTGCACGTTGTATCCCGGCTTCTTCCCCGGCTGTGACGGCGTGCCCTTCTCATGTTCTTTCGATTCCCACGTCAAAAACTTCTGCTTCCAGTTCCGTACGGGATCGCCCTTCCCGTCGACCCAATTTCCGGCAGAATAATAGTCGAAAAATTTCTGTGCCAGATTCGTGGCTCCACGCTCCTTCGCGTATGCGAAAACATCTTCCAACGTAGGTGGTATAAATTTCTTACGTTTCTTCTCAGAAATAGAACTACTCTCTTTTCTATTTCCATTTCCATTTCCTAAAGGTAATACCGTGGTATTACCGCAAGCACTACCATCCGCTATACCAGAGTTATCATTTTCTTTGTTCCAACGCTTGCTGATGTTCTCCCTTTGACGCTGACAATGCTTGTCCCGTTTTTCGATTTCAAGCTCCATCCGGCGATTGAAGTACTTGCCGTCATCATCCTTCTGAAACTTGCTCATAACCTCGTCTGACGGCTTTTTGACAGCCCGTATGATTTCCTGCATCGTCATATGCCCGCGCTCTCTTTGGAGGCACAGGAGCGTGATATACTGCCCACGCTCCCGCATATCCATCAAGGCACAGCCGGATAGGAAATCCGACGTGTAAAACAAGACGGCAGGGTCTTTGTTGTTTGCCATCCCGCCACCGCCTTAGAACGGCAGCGGATCGCCGACATCTTCGTCCATCATCGTAAACCCGCCGGGGTTTTCCGGGTTCTGCGGTATCGTAAACCCGGGTTTTCCGGGTTCTGCGGTTCGCTTGCCTTCGCCGAAGTAAACACGGTTCGCCACGACCTCGGCAGACCGGCGTTTGTTTCCGTCCTTGTCCTTCCAGTCGCGCAGCTGCAATCTACCGTCCACGACCGCCATGCTGCCCTTGAAGAAGTATCCGCTTACAAAATCAGCGGTTCCCTTCCATGCGACGCAGTCGATGAAATCCGTTTCCTTCTCTCCACCCTCCGGCGTGAAGTCGCGGTCAACTGCCAGCGTGAAGGATGCGACCGAAGTTCCGTTCGGCGTCTTTCTCAGCTCCGGGTCTCTGGTCATTCTGCCCATGATAACAATGTGGTTCAGCATTCTTTGTTCTTCTTTTCGGCAGTTTCCCGCTTTCCAAAGTAGACTTCCAGGACGTCATCGAAACGATACGAGGGCATCTTCTTATACGATTCAGCGAGCATATCGAGCATCAGGCCCTTCTTGGCCAATTCCTCATACTTTTCCGTACTCAGTTTTACATAGGATTCCATAATTACGTTCCTTTCTTATAAATCAGTTTTGTTTCCTCCCAATCGGGATATTTCATTTTGAGATACCGCCTGATATACTCTCTCAGACTTTTGCGCTTCGGCGATTGGTCAAATGCCACATGGCAGCTATCGCATAGCGTCACAATGTTCTCTTCAATTCCAAGCCCGCCCTGCGAGCGTGGGATGTAATGACACCACGGATTGCCGGGGCGGAGGCAGACAATGCAGCGCCCGCCGTCGCGCTCCCAGACGGCTTTCTTGACCTTCTCTGGGATCTTTGTTTTGCTCGTTTCCTTACGCATCCCATTCCCCCTTGAGCCGTTCCAGTTCCTCCGGTGTCAGATACTCAACGCCGACCTGCTTGCAGTCCTCAATGATAAGATCGAGCAGCACGCCCATTTGCTTCTGGTCGAACGTGGAGCTTCCGTAGTACAAAACAACGTTCGTACAGCCGGGGAGCTTTGACTTTAACGTATCGCTGCACCAGCCAATGCCGTTGTGCTCCCATCCGCTTTGCAGCTTCTCGACCGCTTCCGTCGGCACGCATACCACCTGACTGTTTTCCGGGATGTCCGGGATATAGTGCCGGTACAGGTCGCGCACGCCCATGTTCAGCTTGTCTGCCAGTTTGTTCATCAAAACCCACGCATAAGCGTTGGCGTCCAGACTCCGCTTCTTGCGAAATTCCTTGATCGTGACCGTGTACTTCTTCTGCGGGTCCATCTCCCCGGCTACCATCTGGGCTTGTCCGGGCAGCTCCGGTCGGAGTTTCAGCCAGCTCCCCGAAGCGTCCATGCTCCACGACGCTTCAACGATGTTCAGCTCTCTCATGCCTTACTCGCGCAGTTCCAGCAAAGGCACCTGCCAAAGCGCTTTCTCGTCTTTTCCGCTACAGCCCTTGCGCTGAACTGAGAACCTCCCTCAACAACTTGTGTGATCTCCCCGCCGCAATCCGCGCAAATCAAAGCCTTTGTTTGGGCTTGCTGCTTCTCTTTCGGCTGTGCGGTCTGCTTCTGGTATTCGTCTGTGTCGGCGTCCTTTGTATCGTCGATAGCAAACAAGCCGTTGAGTGCATATTTCCGCGCGTAGGATGAAGCTGTACCGGTAATCTGCGGCTCGTCCATGCCCTTCTTGATCTCCGGCTCACGGGCGAAGGCTGTCGTAATGATCTTGTTTTCGCCGTCGGACAGTTCAGCCGTTGCCATGACATAAACACGCCCGCCGGTTTCTGCGATGCTGTCCGAAATCGTCAGCGTGCAGCCAACGGTTTTCAGAAGCGGCTTTACCGCCTCTAAAATGCTCTCGCAGCTTCGGTATTTGTAGCCGCCGAAGTTGTTTGTCTTATCCTTCGGCGCTTTCAGTTCTGCCTGAATCTGAATCAGTTTCTCGTTGATCGTCATATAACCCCTCCAACTCCAATCGGCACCAATAGCCGCGGGCAAACTCGTTGACAATATATTCCCCTGTCAATCTGCACTGTTTCCGGCTGTAGGTCTCAAAAAACGGGCAGAACTGGCAGCAGATGTGGTCCTGATCGAAATAGACGCTGACGCGCGTTTCGACCGGAATATAATCAACGCCGGAACGTCCTTTTTTCATAGCCAAGTTCCTCCAAAATGTGCCTTGTGCCAAGTGTTTCTACCAGAACAGCGATAATCTGGTTGTTCGGGTCACGGTCCTCTCTGTCTGTCAGATCAGCCATGTTCCCTTCGTCTCCGACCCAATACTCGCCGCCCTCATAAATCTCATTGCCGAACACATCGTACATGCACGGCGCTTGCTGTTTGTCTTCCATCATTCCACCAACCTGTATCTGGCATAGCTTGTATCCTCGCCATACCGGTTCTTGCTCGTTTCCATTTCCTTCTTGATCGCGTAACCCTCGCGCTTGAGATCAAAAATCCTCGCCCCCAGACGCATACAGCTGATGTCCCGAATCGCTTCCAGCTGCGTAATGCTGCCGAAGTCGCGCATATATTGCAGGATTCTCTCCGTCTGCTTCATGCTCACCTCCACGCTTCTGTAAACACCGTCCAGAACACGATATCGCGGTACGTGACCTTCTGCTCCTGCGGCGCTTCGGGCGGATTCGCGCATGTGTAGCGGAACCACTCCCGCCATCTGTTGCACATGCAATTTTCCCCGCGTCCTTTTGTGCAGCTCTCACAAGGATGCTCCATATCATGCCCCCGTCAGTATCGCGCCGACGAAGAAGCACGCCGCCGCGCCTCCAAGCGTGACCGCCGCCCGGAACAGGCCAAAGCCAAGCATAACCGCCGTACCGCCCAGCAGCATACACGCCACGGAGAAGCAGGCTGTTTCCGCGATCTTCATCAGGCTCTTTTGCCGCTTGCGAAGCCGCACGATCTCGTCCCACCTTTCGCCAAGCTCGCGCTCCCGCGCCGCCCTGTGGTTTAACTCCGTGATAATCTCAACGTCACTCATTCTCTGCCTCCACAAATTCGCCGCACATGATATTCTCCGGCTTGGTCTTCGCGATAATTTTTCTGTATTCGCTTGTGATTCTCACGCGGAGGCCTGCGTAAATGCCGAACTTACAGCCTGCCTCGATGCCTTCGCCTGCCTCGATGCCACAGCCTGCCTCGATGCCACAGCCTGCCTCGATGCCCCAGCCTGCC